AAGTTTTTTGAAATCAGAGCGGCACTTATCAATAAACTCAATCACCTCTTCCTCTTTTCCACTCATCATCAGTTTGAGTCCATCTTTAATCATCTGACGACAAGGTGCTGGTGTGGAAGACTTAACTGCCTCAATACCCATCATCTTCAGTTTAGGTTCTTCATAGCGAACACCTTCGCTGTCCCAAACATTCAGAATGTATCGTTTTTTGGCAGTCCAGATTCCACGCTCGGCAATGTTCTCACGCTTCATCTGCATCTTCTGGTCATAAGCATTTACATACTCAGCCAATTCTTGGTAGCAACTTTCAATATACTTTTCAAATTCCACCTGACAGACCTTATCAAGGAACGAAACAACGCTTTGAGTAGTTTTCTCTCTTCCCTTGTATACACTTTCAACCAGAGGACCCATATTAAGATAGATAGAGTCAGTATCTGAAGCAATAACATAATCTACTCCGTCAGTTTTGAGAATTTTATTCAGATAGGCATTCATCTTGTTTTCAATCCAGCGGATGGATACCTGACCAGACAAAGTGATTGCCTCAGCGTTTGCTAGTTTGTAATAACGGAAATACTGATTGCCGATAGCACCATAAGCAGAGTTAAGTTGAATCTTCCTCGCCATTTGGATGTTGTTACATCTTGCAATCTCTTTTTCCAACTCTTTCGTCTTTTTCTTTTCATACTCTTGTTTAGCAGCAAGCATTTTCTTTTTGTAGATGGTGCGATCCTTATAGATCTTTTCCATCAACTCTGGCAGGAATCCACGCACATCCTTTCGGAACATTGCACCGTTAGCACAAACCGCGTAGTCTTTATACAACTCAAAGTTAGTCTGTTGATTAAGGATTTTATCAACAGTTACATTTGGATGCCTCTCTTCCAGAAGAGTTTCTGGCGAGATGTTGTACTGCATAATGAGGTGAGGGTATAGCGAGTTGAGGTCAAAAGACACAACCCAGTCATACTTTCCAGGAATAGGTTCTTTAACATAAGCACCAGCATACTTAGAGTCTTTATCGGAACGTTCTTTGGGAGGAATCACAATGTTCCTCTTTTTCAGATAGTTATAGATGATGGTATCCCACATTCGCACTTGTGAAAAAACATCTGTATAGTTTGCTTTGGCGTCATATGCCATCGTCAAAGCAAGTTCAATCAGTTTCATCTTGTCTTCCATACGGTCAACAAGTTCCACGTCAATGATGTTGTATTCTACAAACTTCTGCCAACCTTTTGTATAGAAGTCTTTGAAAGTATCAAACTCGGAGTGGTCGAGTTTCTTCTGCCCAAGTTCTACACTTGCAATATAGTCAAGACGATAAGATTCCTGTGCCTTATAAGTAAACTTCTTATAAAGATTCAAATAGTCAAGTTGACTAATACCACCAACATCATACGAAATATGTTTACGACCAGCGATAAAAATTTCATCTTCGGTAACAAGTCCCCAAGGTGAAAAACGCTTCATCAATTTCTCACCAAGAATACGATCCAGACGACGAACCAAATAAGGAACGTCATACAGTTCAGTATTCCATCCAGTCACAACTTCTGGAGTATTCTCTTCAACCATCCACCAGTTGATAAAGTCCATCAACAGGTCACGCTCATTATCAAACGAACGATAAATTACATTCTTCTGTTGATTATTAAACGGACCCATACCCCAAGTGCGAATCTGTTTAGATGAATAGTCCTGAATAGTAATCAATAGAACTTCTTCAGCAGCAGACTCTACATCAGGGAATCCATTTTCCGATGCAACCTCAATATCCAAAGTTGTGACTTTAACTTTACTAATGTCAAACTTCAGTTCTTCCTCTGGATACATCTCAGAGATGTACTGATAGATGTATTGACTATTTCCGTATATCTTAAAGTTTTCTACACCCTCATACTTTTTAATAAACTCACGACAATCACGAATAGAACCAGGTTGAACTGATTCAACATATTCCCCATTCAAGGTTTGATATTTGGTTTTCTTTTGAGAAGGGACAAAAAGAGTCGGGTAAAACTTCTCACGGGTCATAAAATGTTTACCATTTTCATAACCACGGACCAAGAAGTTGTCCCCGACCATTTGAACGTTTGTATAAAAGCGCATTATGCAGTCAATTCAGAATACTTTTCAATAACTTCAGGAGTTGGATCGGCCATTGTCAGAATGTCTTCTGAACGAATCATCAATTCTGTTTGATTCGTTGCCTTTGGCCAAGGTCTCATATCATCCACACTAAAAAATTGATATGGATTAATAAGTTTACAATTAGGATCACCTAATTCAGCATCAACTTCTACAACTTCACTAATAATAACGTTATCAACGTCCAATAGCAAGCATTTAATTACTTTGTCCATTTATCTTATCCTGATACATTTTTACTACGGATTCAAGTGGTTCAACAACAGTTACAACCCAATCTGTAGGAACAACAATATCTTCATCAGAAGTCAATAGAATCCAAGGAGAAAAAGTAACTTCAACATTAACGTCTTCAAATGATTGCTCTTCACTAAGAAACATTGGTTTATTAGCGACAACCTTTTGTGGTTTATTCAAAAGATAACCACGTACTTTTTCTTCAGAAACTAATTCCTTTGCATCAGAAACAAGTTGTTCACCAGATTTTAGTAAGACTAATTTAATTGACATTGTTA